TTTGTATAATTACTGCTACTAATAGCAATGCAATTACTACAAATGCCCATTTGTATTTTATCATGAATTTATCCATATATGCTAATTCTTTTGACTTACAATCGTTATAAACTAATATTTTCTTTTCGTAGTAAATAGTATCGCCTTTACATTTACCTTGCAAATATACCTTACCAAACTTCTTTACATATTGAATTTCAATTTTATCTTTAACCAAATAAACTGAATCAATTTTATCACTAAATACAGAGTCAACTCTAATAGAATCAATAACAATTGTATCATGTATATAAACGATTTTAGCGGTTGTATCATTCTTACAATACTTATTTAAATAATGATTTCTTAAAGGGCTGCAACTGCATATAAATAGGTAAATAGAAACTATTGCAATAGCACTAATATTACGACATATCATTTTCAGTCCAGTAGTCATACGCATCTTCGGTTGTTTCATCTTCCTTTGGTTTTGGCTCGTAGTTTTTCATTTCAATAGTCTTTTACATCTTTTAATTATTGCTTCGATTCTGTGGCTTTTTTTTCCTTTTAGTTTACGAATTACACGTCTTTTTAAATTCCAAAAGCGGTTATAATCTTTAATTACTCCTTTAAATTCTACTTCGGTCATTTGCGTTTTTTCTTATCGTCTAAAATTTGCCTTTTATCCGCTTCAATTTTAGCATATTTTTTTTTAATTATTTGAACATTTTTTGCTCTTTCAATTTCTACCGAATCCATTATTTTATTACAATAATTTGTTTTCTGTTTCCATTAGTTTTATACGAAATATGAATCCATGTATAATTAAATTCATTTATCAACTGGTCAAAAGTCAAACCGCTATTTTTTATCCAATCAAATAATTTTTTATTTTCTTCTTTTGTGCCAGCTGAAATGTCTATTGCTTCGCCTTTACAATGCTGCGAAGTTGCAGCACCGCCAACTAATTTATTTACTTCTGTACTGCGATAAAATGAATTTATTTTAATCGGTTTATTGTACCATTCTCGCAAAGGTTCAAACAACTTTCCAGCTACTAATTGCATTGCTTCCAATTGCGCTTCATTTGGCACATTTGAAATCTTGTTTTTTATAGCCTTTTCGCTATGTGTGGCTTCTTCTATTGTAATATGCTTACTTATCATTTGCACCGTTTTTAAACTTAATTACTTGTTCAGCTGTTACTATACCTAACAACATGAATACGCCTATTAAATCAACTGTTAGGAAGCTTACAGAGTTACTTATATCGGTGTATTTTATATGCAAATAACCAATACACACCATCAATGCAAAAGCTGTTAATTTCCTTGCACTTGCGCCCTCTTTTGAATTGTCAAAACTTGCACCAATATAGTTAATTATTTTTTTCATTGTTTTTCAAGTAATTTTTGAAGCAATAAATCAACTGCATTCTTCATGTTGCTTTCGTTATTCGCTTGCTTGTTAACCATTGTTGTAAGGTTAGTTATCTCATGCTTCATGTCATCAATTTCTTTCATTAAATGTTCAAATTTTATTGAAAAAATATCCTCGACTTTCTGAATCCTTTGTTCATGGTTTTGACTCACTTTAAAAAAGTATATTGATACTCCCAAAAGCCCACTCGTTAATATGTTTATGAAATTTTGGAAATCAATAATCATTATATTTAATTAAAATACGAAATTTAATCGACTTATAAATACTGCTGCTATTTCAGCAATGTCATTAACTGGTTCTTGAACAATTGGCACATTTTGCCCACTTTCAGTTATTTCCAACATCATTGATGTTGTACCATTATCAATTATGCTAATAGTTGCATTTTCTGCTAAACATATCTCAATAGCTTTTGCTGCTACTAAATTGCTTTTTACTTGTTCTAAAATTGTTTCTGTCGTGTTCATATATTTATTTCAAATTATTGTATTTATTTCTATTGTTGTTAAATTTTTAACCCACATATATTCTTCATTGGTGCATTCGTTTACTTCACCCTCAAAGATTAGCCATTGCCCATTTATTTCAACTGGATTAAACATACTTACACCATCAAATGTTTGACCAATTAGTGTTAATGCTTTTGTTTTTGTTAGTTTATAACCTATCATATTTGGCGACTTAATAAAGTTTGATATTGTTGAATTATGTTGTAAAGTGTAGCCATGTTTGCATTTATAAATGTGGCATTTGTAGCTGTAAAAATCAAAACAAAAGCAATGTTTTTACCACTATAACTTGTTCCAACTCCACCAGTATTTAGTCGCATTAAATTCAACGTGCTTGCTGTTCTTGCTGAACTTCCTGCACTTGTTGTTTTCAATATAGTACTTGCACCATTTTTATAAATCTGCATACTTGTTGCATTACGCCTCACACCTACAAACAACCCAGTTCCAGTAGCTTCTGCAACTGCGGCAAATGTACTACTATTAGCTTGCATTACAGTAAAACCGCCCGCTCTTGTTTGAAGATATAAACTATTGGTTAATCCTGCATCACTTGCGCCCATTTCTGTTCCTAAATTAGCACTTGTTCTTGTGTATACTCCAATACCTGCATCATCTAAAGGCAAGCCATTATTTAAAGGACTGAAACCAGTATCACCAAAGCCATTCACACCATTTCCAGTTATACCATTTGCATCATGTGTAACAGTACCACCATAAGTAATTAGGAACGTTGATATATCACGCAAGTTATATCTATGCGGTGTCGCTGCACTACCTACCAATGGATAAATAGCATAACAACCGCTAAAGAAGTCAATACCACTTGCGTTTTGGGCTTTGTTATTACCTTTCAAACTATCGGTTAAATAAATAACCGCTGCTTGTTGCGTAGGGTCTGTTATTCCTGCAGCTGCTATAAATGCTGCTGCTGCTGGGTCAATCGCTTTCTTACGATAACCGCCAACCCTTGCATTTGTTGTCGTAATTCCAAGCATAACTATTGAAAGTTATAGCCTATTGCTGTACCACTTGTTAATGTAATTGCAGTAATTGCAGTCCCTGCCGCTGCTGGTATATACATACCTGCGCTAACAGTTGCACTTGTAAAGTCTTTTGTTGCTAATACATTTACACCATTCATTTCAAGTGTGCCAATTACAGCATCAGTATTGATAACAATACCGCAATAATTTTTACTTGTTTTTGCAGTTGCTGCCTTAATAAATTCGCAGCCTCCCGATCCAATTATTTTTCCTAAATCTGTCATAATATTTATTTTATTTTAAAGGTATTTGACACCTGTTTCTTTCTTGTGCTAATTCAAAAGTTAAATTCATTTCCCAACCGTTTACTTTATCGGCTAATGCTTCCCTTAAAGGTACTAAATTAGTGCTAAATTGCAACATAAAGTAATCTTGGTATATTGGGTTAGTCAAAGCAGAATAAACGTCTTGTGATATGCTTAAACAATCGCTTAAAGTATCTCGTTCATTCGTTTGGTCATCCTTTTGAATATCCATTACTTTTACGTTCATATTTAAACTCAAAGTATTACTATCAATTGCGCTATCTACTACATCAATCCATAACAAAGGATATTGCTCTTGCTCACTTGCTGAAATATCATAGCTTTCACCAAAGTTAAATCCGTTTATTTGAGCGTGGCTTGTCGCTATTGTTTGGAATAGATTTATTATTTGGTTTAAGCTGTAAAATTCCATTTTGTTCTTTTATAAATTTCTGTAATTTTTCGATATTTTTTATTTTAGTTTTCATTAGCAAAATGTGCATGGTTGTGTTAATTCTCTTGGTTCAATTCTAATCCCTTGAAAGTTGTATTTACCATTACAACACCCATCACCATCTAATAACATTCCACTATTATAATTAGTTCTTTGTGGAAATATAGTATCTATGCCTACTCCTGTTTGTGTTAAATACAATGGATAAGTAGCTGTGTTTGCTAGTAAAAATTTAGTTAATCTTTCAGCATATACTTGGGCTTTATTTCTAGCTTCATCCATTAAGTCACGAATTTCGCTCATGCTTGCAGGCTGCATATTATCAGCATTTTGTACGCCTACTGCTTTATTAAAATATTTATAATTCATTGACAAAGGTAACTCTACTTGCATATACCAAATCATCGTATTCGTTACATAATTATCAATTAAATTCTTATTCGCTGCTGTAACTGTGCTTGCTGCAATTTGTGTCTTTAATTCGTTGTATAAACTTGTTCCTAATATCGGTAAAATATAGAATTCTTGCACCTCAATAATGGTAGGGGTTACAATCTTCATATCAACATTATCCTGCAATACAGAACGTTGCTTTAATGTTTGCTCACTTAAAAATAATATTTGCGCTGCCATTTTATTTTCTTTTTACTAATTCTTGTACCCAAATATGCCTACAAAACGGTAAATTTACATCTTGTTTTGGGTCATGATACCAACCTCCACGCCTGCGAAATGCATCATAGTTAGGTATGTCATAAACTTGTCCTAAATCATTGCCTATATTCTCAATATCTTCTCTGCTAAAGTATCTAGGATTAGCCATCATTGCAGCGCAAAAGTCACGACTTTCGCCACCTTCTAATAATGCAGGCGCATCACTTCTTAAAGCATATTTATATCTAATAAATAATTCACTAAAACTAGGTACATTCTTGTTTTCGCCTTTGATAGTAATTTTTAAATCTTTATCAATTAAATTATCGCCAATCAATGTTTCTAAAGCATCATTGACTTTGGTTTTATCCAAACTCATAACTTTCATTATACTTTCAACTGAAATGTTTGGAGTCTTTTTAATTAAGTCAAGTATTCCTTGTTCAATTTTAGATATAAAATCTTGCTTGCCAAACATAAACTTTTTAGTTTTTATGCTTGTAAAATTTTCTACACTTTCACCATACTTTGCAAAGGTTTCATAGTCTATTAAATCCTTTACTTGCTTACTAAATTTAAAATTAGTTGCAGGTGCTTGAACTACTTGTGTTGGCTCTAAAGGTTTTCTACCTATTACTTCTCTTAACTCATCTTTTGTTAAAATTTGCGTTAATGTGGCTTCACTAAATGAAGGCATAATAGGTTCAAGTTGCTTAATCTTTAACTTGCCTTTTACTGGTGCAAAAATATTAAATATTTGTTCTTGAACTTGTTGTTTTGGGCTTACATAAGTTGCATTAAATAGGTTAAAAGCATCAATCATTTCAGCCCTTGCCCCTAACTGACCCTCAACCCTTACCCCAAAAATAGTTGGCGATACAATTTTATGCGAAACAAAAATCTCTTGTTGAATTGTATCGTTTAAAGCAGTGTATTTATCAGCAAAATCACCTGCGCTTAAATCGTTTATTATTGCTACTCTATCCTTGTCATCTGCAAAGTCTACAACTATTGAACCTGCGCTATCTGTTGATGTAAATTTGCTCTTTAACTTGCGTTCAGTAGCTTTCATTTCATCATCACTTGGAATACCATTAACGAAAGTAATCATTTTACTTCCTTTAAAGCTATTTTGTATTTCTGCTCTATGGTAATTTGCTACTTCTGCATCAGTAATAATTGCAGGAATACCACCTATGTATTCGGGTAATGTATAAGTCTTTAAATTCGGTCTGTAACTCTTGTAATAATAAATACTTTCAGCTTGTTTAACATTCGGGTCATAAGCAGGCAAAGTAACAAACAATGGATTGCTTTTTTCATTACCACTTTCATCTATCCATTCATCACTTATATAAAATTCTGAATTGTCTTCGTTGCTTCTTACTGTGCAATAATCAATGTGGTAAAGTTCTTGTCCTTTCTTCCCTTTTGTACCTACTACTTTTAAATAACAACCTCCAAATAATTCGTTGTCTAAAATAGTTTTTTTGGCTAAATCGTTTAAGGTTTCGTACTGGTTAGGGTTATCGATAAATGCTTGCAATGCAATAACCTCTTCGCCTTGCATTTCTGCTTGGTCAAATTGCCAACCTTTACCACTTATATATAATTGTTTTGAAGTTACAATTGCGTTATGCTTTGCACTTCTGTTAAATAATAATACAAGGTATTGAGGATAGTTGTTTTCTTCACCATATTTAACCCATACTTTTGACTTTTGCTCCACGAATTGCGGAACTTTATCATTGCTAAATCCTATTTTGATAGTTCTATCTGTATAACTCATTTATTCGGGTTGGTAAACTATATTGGTATTACTTTGCACTTCGTATTCTTCTATTTCTTGTTCAGTTAAAACGACATCAACAATTCCAACTTCAACTGTTTTAGTAATATAAGGTATTGCATCATTCGCACTATCTAACTCATCGACATTGGTTAATGATGTTTGGTAAATAGTATAGTCATAAAAGCCATTTAACCCTAATTCAACAAACCCGGATAATGTATCAATTGGTAAGCAAGGTCCTTCAATAATTATAAAACTATTATATCTGTCTTTAAATAAACTTGTGTCATTTGCAATAAAATAATAATTAACATTGGTAGTCTGATTTGTAAATAAAAACAAATAAATAGGATTACTCACAGTTGAATTTTCCGTTAGAGTAACCACAACATTGTTTGTATAATTTTTTTGAAATCTTATCACTAATTATAAATATAAATAATACAAAAGTTTGCTAAAACAAAAAGCCCACTAAAATTAATCAGTAGGCTTTTGCAAAATTTATGAAAACAAATTACACTAATAAAGCTGCTATAATTGAAGGGTCTACTTCTTGAGCAAATACTTTTTCCATACCTGCGAATGTTAATGAATATCCGTTAAACTCATTCATTGCTGCTCCTGATGTTCCAGTCCCTCCTGTACATTCCATACCATTGCCACTTCCAAATAAGAAATATTGACCGCTTTTCATTTCAACAATTATCGAAGTTCTATTCTTAATAATTTGCTGTAATTTAAATTGCGTTTCATATTTCATTTTCAAGAACGCAGCCGCAATTGTTTGTTCATAAGCTACTGTTCCAATCTTAGGGTCAGTTTGAATATTGTTAGTTGTACTGTTTGCGCCACGTGGCTCTAAAGCATAAGTAAAATACTTAGTGCCACCAGTCTTTGTAATTGCTGTTACATAACCGCTCGCATTTTCAGTTATCGCTGTAATGTTTGCTTGTTCGGTTATAAACAAATTTTTTATTCCGCCTACTGTATCTTTACAGTCTAAAGCGTAACCTGCTACTATTGCACATGCCATGATTTTATAAGGGGTTTAAAGGGGGCTATTAACCCCCAAATGACTATAATGTGAACTTAACAATTTCTGCAACTTGTGATACTTGCACACCCATTTTAAATCTGTATTTAAAACGTACTAAGTCAAAGTCTTCACTATACCAGAACCTAAAGTCGTTGTCTTCCGATTCCAAATCTACACCAAGAAACATATTTGCATCTCTTAAAGCATAGATTGCATTAGTGTTGTTAAGTCCTGGAGTTGAAACTACCGTTACATTAGTACCATGTATCTTCATTTCGCCTAATGCGTTATCAGTTGCAATGAAATTGAACAAATTTGCATTTGTTAAAGCTAATTGATATAATCTGAAAATGTGAGTTCCAACGCTAACTTTTAAATCTGCTTTGTCTAAAATTTCAATTGGAATAGCTGCATATACTGCTTGCATTACACTTATCACATTTGCCGCTGTAATTGCTGTTACTGCTGTTGCAATGTAAGGTGTTGCATTCGCTTGAACTGTTCCACTTGCAGCATTGATAATCTTTACTAAACCATCGAATTGTTTTAATTGTGAGTTCCATGATGTAGTGTCACCTTGCCAAATTGCCTTTTCTGTATCTTCATTAGTTGTTCCTAAAATAGTTTCAACAAAAGCTTCATCAATACCACCAGGCAAAGCATCATAATTAGAACCAGGTGACAACAAAAGACTTGTGTATTTAGTTTCTAAATCGTTAATACACCATTGTTTGTTTACTTTTACTCTTCCAACTGTCAATACTCTAGCAGAAATAGTAGTATCCCCACTTGCCTCAAATCCACATGCATCACCATTTTGCCATATTAAAACATCGGATAATGATGGTACTTGAATTGTTGATTTTACACCTACTAATTTTTGCATTCTTGCAGCCGTTTTAGGCTCGAAAAATGAACGAGTTATTAAGGTATTCTCGTTGGTCTTTGTGTAAGCCGCTAGGCTCGTTACGTTAAATGCCATGATTTTTTATGTTTGTTTTTTTTAGTTGTTTATGAATTTTTTGTAGGCAGCTACTTTTTCAAGTGCTGACATTTGTTTATCTTTTTTGCTGAATGTTGATTGGGTTGGTTTAGGTTGCGTTACTATTGGTTCTTCTGCAATTTCATCAACAATTACTTTGATTGCTTCAAACTTTTCATTTGCTGATTTAGTAGTGCTTGCAATTGTTTCATCAATAGCTGTAAACTTGCCGAACATTTCGCCCATTTTAACTTCCATTTCAGCCATTTTAGTTTCACATGATGCCATGCGCTCTTCCATTTTTGCCATGCTGTCATCAGCCATTTCAACTTCAAGTTCTTCTTTCTTTGCTTCAATAGCAGTAACTAAGCCGCCCACAGTTGTAACCTTTGTACCATCTTCTAATTCATGAACTGCATCGGGTGCTGGCATTTGATTTCCATCTTCGGCAACTACCATGATAGCAGTACCTTCAGCGATTTCACCATCCCACATTATTTCAGTTCCATCTGCTAATTTTGCACTTTTGAATTTCTCTACTTTTGCAAAATCCATTTTTAGTAAATTACCAATTTGCTTTAAAGCTTCCATCGGTGTTAGTTTTATTTTACTCATTTGTATTTTTTATTATTTCAATTATTTGTTCAATTATGTTTTGCGGCTTTTCATCTATCTTAACTGTGTTAAATATTCCTTCAACACTAAACCCTTTAAACTCGCCACTTTTTATAAAGTCATTCCAAATTTCATCATTGTCAATTTTGTAAGAACCGAACCAACTACCATCAGTTAAAGTATATCCTTTAGGTGCATTTATTCCACGCTCTTTATCAATTAAAAAACTTTCAATCATATACACACCTTCAATCATTTTGTCGCTGTTGTGCATCTCATTTACTAAGTTTGATTTACCTTGTTTAAAAAACTTATTTCTTAAATTATAAATATCTTCTTTTTGAAATACACCATAATATTCGCCCTCTTCTGTTCTGCGATAGATTGGCAATTCTGCAACCATTAACGGTCCACTAATAATTCTTTTTTCGTTATCAGCTTTGAACTTATATTGATTAGAATTAAACGCTTGCCAATTCATTTCAATAGCAGGTGAATCCACAAAAGCCACCGCTTCAAGTTGTGCTTCATCGTCTTCGCTTACTATAAATCTGTAAATTGGTAATTTATCCATTCAATAATAAATATAAGACTAAAAATTATTTGCTTTTTAGACATAAAAAAAGCGCAATGATATAAATATACCATTACGCTCTTATTAATCAATTTAAGCTATCTTATAGTTGCTTTTGTGACTATATTTTTAACTTTGTTTTGTGTGTTTGTAATATCAGTTTCGGTGACGATAACCTTTTGTACACCGCCTTTATTATTTGTTATCACTTCGCTGTTACCTCCTAATTTCGCACCGCTCAAACTAGGGGCTATTCTAGGTGCTGGTGGTGCTGCTATACCACCGCCACCGCCACCGCCACCATTTGGAACTTGTACATTTGCAATTGCATTTACATTTGCAATACCTTGTAATACTGCAACACCTGCTAAAATACTACCTAAAACACCCGTTGGGTCTATTATTAAACTTCCTGTAAAGGCTTCTGATGCTCCTAAATAAGTATTAATAGTTGCTTGTGCTATTGCTAATGCTTTGCCCTCTGCTGTTTGTTGTCCTACTAATTGACTTAGTGAACCGAGAATGCTTACGCTTGCTTGGAGTAGTTGTTTTTTCGCTTGTATTTCTAGTTCAGCTATTTTTACTTTTGCGTCTGCATCTGCTTTTGCGTCTGCTTGTTCTTGTGCGTATTGTTCCTGCTTTACAAGTATTGTTTGTGCTGCTAAGGCTCGCTCACGTTTTATTTTGGCTTCTTCTTCTTTTTCTTTTTCTTCTTGAATAGTTTTATTACCTTCATTTATTGCATCGTTTTCAAACTTATCAATATCTGCTAATTCTTTTAAATGTTGTTGTTTAGTAGCAATAGCTTTTTTATTTTTCTCGTCTTGCTTAGCTTTGTCCTCATCTTCAAACTTCTTTTTTAAATCAGCGTTTTGTATTTCAAACTTTTGAATAGTTAAGGATTGACGCTCTAAAAATTCAGCTTCGGTTAATTCTTTTTTTGCGTAAAGGTCTTGTAATGCAACTAGTTCTTTTGTTTGTTTATTTGCAAGTTCAGCCGCTTCACGGTCACGACCTTTTAAAAGTTCTACTGATAAATCTTGAATTGCTTGCCCTTGCTCACGAAGTTTTTTATTGTGTTCGTCTAGTGCTTTTGATGCTGCTTCGGTTGCGTTTTTTTCTTCAACAAATTGATAAATTAAAGTTCCGATTAGTATTACCAACCCTGCAATTCCTGTTGAAATTATAGCGGCTCTCATGGTTGCAAAAGCTGCTACTACATTTGTTTTGATTACTAAACTTAAAACATTGAAAGCATCTTTCATTCCAAGCAAACCATTCAAACCAGTAGCTAATGCAATTGCGCCTTGTGTTTTAGCAATGGTTTTATTTAAGTCTTCATTTTCTGACCCCATTAAAGCCATTGCGCCCTGCATCGCTGAAAAACCATTTGCCGCAATTCCAACCGCACCAGCTAAAGCTTGGAACTTTGCCTCTGGGTTAAACGCTGCAACTACGTCTTTTATGTCCCCTATTTGGTCTTTTAATGCACCTGCTTTTTTCGCTGCTTTTATAAATGCTTCGCTTCCATTTTCAAGTGTTCCAAGTTCATTCGTTACCGCTCGTAATTCAGCCTTTAAACTCTTAACAGAACCTACTGAATTGCCTACTTTTACTTCGGTGTCAAATATTATTTTTTCGTTTGCCATTATGTTATGATTCTATGTAGTCTGTATTCTAACTCTATTAATGCTTTTCCATTCCCACTTGTTCCTAAGTTTCCTGCGCTATGTATTTGTACTGCTAAGTTCTTAAATGGTAAATCGTTTATGTTTATACCTCTTTGTTTTGTTGCTACTGTTACCCTTGTTATTCCATTGTCAAACTCTAATAAGTGAGTGCCATCGCCACTGTATTGTAAGTGTAGTTTGTGATTGTTATATGCTACTGGTGTTGCTGATTCAAAGAACACAGTAATATAAGCATCATATATTTCAATCCAATAACCATCAACCGATGCAAGTAATTGAATAGGTGTAGTATGTAGTGATTTAAGTTCGGCAACTGTCAATATTCGTGTTGTAAGCAACGGTTGGTCAATGTTTTTTATTACCACTTCACCATTCCTTACGCTTGTAAAATCTTCACAGCCTAAGTATGTTCCATCTGTGCTATTTAATATGTTGTTTTCGCCACCTAAAACGCTTATTCGCTCACCATTTACAAGGTTCCCATTTGAGTTAATTAGATTTATATCACCGCTAACATTATTCTCTCTTCCTAACAACAAAATATCACCGCCTTTTGTTAGTGTATTACCATTCCTTTGTACATCAATTTCAATAACTGCTACACCATCGCCACCCCCATTTATATTACTTTGACTGCCCACAAATGATTCAACATTTGCAAGCTGCAAAAAGGTTAAAACTGCAGGCTCTTCGCTGTTACTATCAAAGTCTAATTCATATAGTCGGTAATATTGCTTGTCAATAAAATATAGGCTTCTAAACGAAAGTTTGTTAATATCGTTTTCGGATAATTTAACATGAAACTTAACAGTCTTTGAATCCTTATTTGTAATCTCTTCAACTCCTTTCTTATGATATAAATTGAATAGATTGTTATCAGTATATTTTATACTTGATGATTTGCCATAAAATAATTGTTGTGGGGTGTAAAAATTAACATCAAAGGTCGGATTTGTGATGCTATCTAAATGCCCAACGTATGGATAACTATCAATAAAATGGAACGTGCCATCAGGGTCACGTAAGCTAAAATAACTTGTACCTATAAAATCACTCAACCCCCCTGCAAATAGTAGTCTTAGCTTACTTGTGCCATCTGTTCTTTTACCACTTGAATCTAAAAAAACAATTTCACTAAATACAACCTTTGGATTTTTATTTCTAATTCCATTCAATGGAGTTGGTGCAAATAATGTTTTAGTCTTATATTGTTCTTTTACAAAGTCATTGTTTACACTCTTTAAATATGACCCATAAGGATAGGTATATTTACTTTGAAATATAGTATTTAATTCGTCTTTGTCTTCGCTAAACGTGTATAGATATTCTTTGTATTTTAATTCTGATAGTGGTGTAATTTCGATAGGTTTTGATACATCTATTTTGTTTGTTAAATCAATTATATCAGTTGTATAAAATTCATCACGTGGTTCAATCTTTAATGTTTTTTCGTCAAGTGCTGTTGGCTCAATGTAAAGATTAAATAAGTTTATAATTGATAGTAAAAAATCTGCTTGTGTAATGTCGCTTGGCAAACAATTTGCAAGTTGCATTGTACTACCAATAGTTAAATTAGGGTTTACAATTGAAAAGAAATTAGAAGTTGTATTTAATCTTAAATCAAAAGTGTTGTTTATATCTGTATTGTTTTCAAAAAATAACTGAACCTCTATTTGCTCACCTGCACTACAAAAAACTTCTTGACTCTGAAAACTTGTTTTAATTGTTTGACTTGGAAATGTTATTGTAGTTGAATCCCTACCTGTTTGGAATAATAAACTTGAACCCTTTTTAATTAAAAAACTATAATCAACTCCACAGTTATTACTATTGAAATTATCATATAAAAAAGTCATATCAATATTACAAGCAAAAGAATAAACACCACTTGCTCCTGTTGGTATAGTATAAATAAATGTTGTACTATTATACCCAGCAGGTGTACTCTGTAAAGCAATATTATTAAATGGTAATACAGTAAAGCCACTTTGTGGTAAAGAAATTAAACCACTGTTTACTATTCTATCCGCTATAAATGTTCTATCGGTTACTTGCTGCGTTGTTAATAATAATTTGTTTTGTGTTGTTGGAACTACTAGCTTGGTATATTTTCCACTTGTAAAAAAAAGTGACGCATATCTATATCCTGCATCCTTAAAAATTGCATCAACAATAACTTTTAAAAATATTTGAGGTTTAAAATTTTCAGTATAGTAGCCTTGTTGATTTGAACTTAACCCATTGTCAATTAGTCCATAATAATAACCGATAACAGAACTAGGTGTCCAACTTGCTGAAATGTTTGTGTAATTCCACGTATGGTCAAATGCTGACAAGTCTAATTCATTTAGTTTCTTATCGCCTAAGTCCTGAAATAAATTAGCAGTTCTTCCAATAATTATTACTTCATATTCAATTTCATAATCATCAGTTACATTTATATTTGTTAGTTGTAAATATCCTTTTATTTGTACAATTCCGTTCTTATAAAGTATTGCATCAGCTTTTAAATTTGGGTTAAAGTCAGGTGCGAAATTATATGTATTATCATTTTCAACTGACCTAGCTAAGTTAAATATATTACTAAAAATATCATTGTTGTTATGAGTGCCAGGCAATGTAATTGTTTTGGTGAAATCACTTTTGCGTTCGGCTATGTTTTGAATATCAATGATACTTTTGTTAACAGGTATTGGCACGTTATCAAACAAGTCAAGTTCATATTCAACTATGTTTGCACCTGCAATTTGATTTATGATTAATCGGTTTTGATTCATTATAAAGATTGTCTATAACGTGAGTAGCTGTATTCAATTTCAAATGTTACATTGAACATTTTTCTATCAGTTAAAAAGGTCTTAATTTCATAACTAGAATTTAAAATATTAACAGCAACAAAATCATCTGAACTTCTTTCTAAATATATTACAGGGCTATTACTCAACTCTTCAAATAACAAGCTTTGTTCTGCACTTATCCAATCGCTGTTAATAGTTATAACATCATTTACAGTTGTGTTGTAATTAGTCTTTAACCTATCACTTGTTGAATAACCTATTGGTAATGGTGCTTTAAATTGTTTGCGCTCTATTTCAGTTGCATTTACTGTGTTTTTTTCAAAGTTAAATGAATCAAATCCACCTAATTTGTTTAACCAATGTAGCCTTACTGTTGGGTACTGACTGCATGGTGTTTCATAAGTAAATACTTTACTGCATATTACAGTCCCTAAGTTTACTAATGATACTGTGTATGTATTATTAACCACTACTACGCCTTGAATTAGCAATAGCAAATCACCTGCATTTATATTGAACAAATGTTTGTTTGTAATTGGAGTATATATAGGCTCATCATAATTAACACCACCACTTGTAATTCGCACTGTATCAAACATCGTTGCGTTGCGCAAAAAAGTTAATATTTTATTTTGATTTGGCTCAATTTTTTCGGGTAAAGATGTATTTAAAAAGCCATGTGTTGCCACTTCAACACCTGCATAACTTGTTGGTGTAAAATCCTCAAAATCAAATATAGCATTCCCTGCCATTTGATAACTTGTTGTGCTTGGTGTTGTTGGGTTACTTGCTAATACACCGCTTAACGTAGGTATTCCGCTCACATCATACAATTCTCTAAACTGCAAAAAATATTTCAATTGGCTGTTATCATTTGCCGTACATACATCTTCCATTGCTGCTTTAAAATCATAGCTTACATAGTTTTTTAAAACGCTGCCAATGTCAAATGTCAAAGTGCTACTGTTAGGTTGCTTCGGATATTTTAACCTCGCTAATGGATTGCTTATACCGCTCGTTTGATTCACATCAATTATAAAGTTGAAATTAGGTTGCGCAGTATTATTACTGCTTACTGTATATGCCACTTGATTATAAGCAGCCATGAACTGATTCGGGCTTGAAAGTATTGTAATTGCCATTATTTAATTATTGCCATTGTTATTACTGTTTTCATTTCTTTAGATAAAGCTTGATTCAGCTTTTTAATTCTTGCTGAACCTACTGCTGGTTCAACATATCGCATTGGTTTTATACCGCTTATTTTTGTAGCTACTGCCAAACCTTTAGCAACTGTTATTAAGTCCCTTCCTGCTTGTATTTTACTTTTACCTTTTGTTGAAAGTGTTATTCCTTTTATTTCTTTTGCTTCAGTTCTTGCGGCGTACTTAATAAAAGATTTCCACATTTGTTTTGGCACACCTAAATTTTTAAATTTAAATTGTGAGTTAGGTGCTTTAGTTTGACTTTTTACACCTTGTACACCTTCATCAATGTACTGCCAATAGTCTTGTGTTGTTACTATTTGTATTCCGTTTTTAAAAGGTTTAGGTGCTATGTCGGCCGCTAATGTACTCGCTTGACCTGTTCGTGCCTTGCGTGTAATTATCTTTCGCATAATCAGTATTGAAACATTAGCCCAATCTAAAAACACACCATCAACACCTTTTACTAAATCCTTTTCAAAGTTATCAACCGAACTACCATACTTACTACCTATGTCCTTTGCGCTTGCTGCCATTGTTTTATTTTTTTAAATAAACTAATTCTTTTCCCAACTTAGGTATCTGCATAATTGCTATTGGAAATTTATTTATAAACTTTAATAAAAATGGTAGTGCAAAAGTTTTTCTACACAACCTAATTAATTTGCCATAAATAGTTACTTTATATTTTATTGTTATTGTATTTGTTTTGCTGCTTGCCATTTTATTTTATCGTCTTCACTTTTATCCTTATAAAATACTAATGTGTTTAAGAACTCTATTATGTTCATATCTTCAAAGTATTCCCACTTACTTCTATCATTGTTTGCAAGGTTGTTAATTGCTACTATCCAACCCCATTTTGTTTCAAATGTTTGTCCAATATTGGCTTCACTCTCTCCATTGCTTTCACCGATTCCGATTCCAAATAAATTAGGATATTGTCTGCTAATTCCTTGTAGTACCTGCAAAAAAAAAGCATGATAGGATATGCCTGCTCAATTTTCATGTGGTTTAAAAACAAGTCTGCAACCTCTTTATGATTTGCACCATCGTATTTTTTTACTTTGCCATACCAAGTCTTTTCAACACATATCGCTGCAAGTATATTGTGAATGTTGTTTATAATATTCGCCTCATCTTTGCAGAATGAAGTTGCATCAATGTATTGTGCTGCCTTTAACTTTTGTGTTTGCCAAATACATTTAAACCTTCTGCCCTTTACTTTAAAATCCATTTTCACTCTTGCGTTTGGATTTAAGTTCTCTATTTCACTAAATGCTTTTAATGATTTTGTTAAGTCTTCAATTGGCATCGACTCTATTTCATCAAAAGTTTTGTTTGTTAATTCAGCTAGCAATTTAATGTTACGATTTAATGGATCGGTTTCAAGTTCTGCAATTGTTTTGCATTTTATAAACTGACTAATGGTTATTTTTTCAAACTTCATTCTATTTAATATATAAATTTTGTACTTTTTTGCTAAATTTTCATTGTTGCGTATTTGCCACTTGGTCGGTTATTTAATTTATTAAGTGCGAAATACCTCATAGCATCAACACAATTATGAACAAGGATTCCATTTGCAAAATATTCGTGGCAATCCTCTATCATTAAATCATATACTTGAGCCTTGTAACTTTCTCCTTGCTCGAAGTGCAGTAGCTTTACAGTTTTGATGGCAGTATTTAGATATGCCCGAGTGTCTTGTTTTATAATCTTTTCCGCATTGTTCGCATATTTTATCTGTAAAAGGTTTATTAATCCAACACTCTTTACCATTCTTTTTATGCCATTCAATTCCTTGTTTTGATTTGTGCCATTCTTTTGCAGCCTCAATTCCTTTTGCATGAAAACTTTTAGCAAACTCTGGATTGTTTTTAAATCTTTTTTTCGCTTCGAATCTTTGATGTAATGTTTTATGTACAAGGTTAAGATTTGATATTTCGTTATTATTTTGATTCCCATCAACATGATGTACATGATAGTCTTTAGGTATTTCTCCTTTATGAAATTTCCAAACTTCTGTATGAAGTCTTTTATTTCCTCTACTAAAATACTTTTCTCCATTGTACAAGCTATATTGCTTCCCTTTAAAGGTTTGTGTTGGAAAATTTGCTGTCCCTTTTTCAATTTCGATAATTCTGTCCATGATTTAGTTGTTTTTATTTTATGGTTATTTGTACCAGTCAAATATACAGTATTAGTATCTAATTGTATCGAGTACTTATTCACATGATGCAAACCGTTATTAAATACTTTTTGAACTTTTTTGTATCCTTTTGATGTTAAAACGTTATCTCCTATTTTTATTTCATCAATTCTTTTTAGCCCTTTGTTTGTTGTAATTAAAGTTTCACCTATAAAGCAATGATTTGAATAATCGACTGGCTTTCCTGTTAGCTTACCATCTCTATCAGTATCCCAAACGTAACTCCTTAACTCTTTAATTAAATTGATTGAACTTTGAGTAACAAAGAAGTTTTCACGTTTTAAAATATCAATACCAATTTTAATTGAATCGGGTCCTTTTGTTGCAGGTGTAATCATAAATCCTTGCCTTCTTAACTCTTCGATTGATTTAGGTTCTGCACTATCCGCAACTATTTCGTAGGGTCTACCTATTCCTTCTGACTTCATAAAGTTACCGATTTCATTATTTGTCATGTTAGTACGATATAATACCTCGTCAAAGTAAAGTTGATTGTTTGTTTTGTAAACTGCGATTAATGTGGTTGGGTCATTCGTAAAACCAAAATCCATTCCATAGCCTAAAAGTTTTGCATCTGTTGGTATCTTTTCAATCTGTTTCCAATTATCGAATACAACACCTTGTAATGAACCAATCAATCCAAGTCCGTAAACCTTCCACCAGTTAGCCCAATAGCTTGATGTTTGCGCTTTGTGTTGCGCTTGTTCTATATCGTGAATGATTGTTTCAGGGAGTGCCTCGTTATCTTTGTAGGTAAGTATTATATGTTCGCTGTCATTGTCTTTTAAAACTTCGGTATGCGCCCAAAATTCAGCAGTAGGGTTGAAGTCCAACCATATTTCGCCACTTGTTCTAATTGCTAATTGGTGATAAGCTTCAAATGAAATATTGTTTGCTTCGTTAATGTAAAGCACATTACGCCTTGCACCTCGCAACTTTGATTCTTGTTCTGCACTAAAGAACTCAATATATGAACCGTTGGCAAATTTATATGTTAATAGTGAACGGTTCCAATTTGCATCTACATAACGGTTCGTCCATTCCATTATTTTTAAAAAGTCTTTAATTGCGCCTCTTCGCAAATGTGGTATTGTTTCACTTACTACACTTATTTCTAAATGTGGTGTTTTAGCTGCTCTATCAATTAAGACTGGCAGTATTCCAAATGTTTTACCTGCACTCGTACCGCCTTGAATTACTTTTTTGCGTTTTTCAAGTTTCAATAATTTATTTATAGCGGTTGTTCGTTTAAACATAAATGCGATTTGCTCACCGTATAGACAAGCGGTTTTGTTGACTTTGTTTAATTTTACTCAGGAAATAAAGGCTGTTCTTTTACAGTTACTTCGCTCTTGTCGGTTAATCCGTTTAATCGTTGTGTTATGCTTGGGTTGTATGAACCTAGAAGCCCTCCAGTAATTTGATTATTTCTAATTTCTTTTTTAATGTACGAACAGATAGTCACAAAGTCATTATAAAGGTTCTCTTTATTATCAAAATATTGATGTACAAATCCATAATTATTTTTGCACCAAACTTCAAATCCGTCTATGGTATATGGTAGTTTTAAAGGGTCAGTAACCCTATCTCCATCTTTTCCGACATATTGTACTTTAACCCATTGTTTAGCTTCTTCAATAAGACTTTGTTTGTACTCATTAAAAGCTTTTTCTAATTCTTCAGGTGTTTTAAATATTCTTGTTGGGTGCATAATTAGTAGTATTGTTTAGCAAATGTTTGAGCAACTTCTAATTCTCTAAATGATTTATCGACTACTCCTTTTTTATAAACTCTAAAATTGTTTTTACTTTTATGTACATATTGACCATAATTGTTTTTTGTGCCATTCATTTTAAATCTATGTATTTGATTTTCTGAATTAGTAACCCACTCTAAATTAATCACAATATTATTTAATGAATCACCATCAATATGGTTTACTTGAGGTTTATTTGTTTTATTCTCAATAAAATGTTCTGCTACTAATCTATGAACAAAAAAAGCTTTTCCTAGCAAATTTACTCTATTATACTTTTTTGCACAATGAGTAGTTATTGTATTTTGTTTTATAACTTTCGGAACATCATAAAACACTTTACTGTTTCTTTTTCTAAATGAAATTACATCTCCATAATTTGAAATCATGTATCCTTCACAATTGTTTATGTTACACCACATTTTTTCAGGTGTTTCTATTGCTTTAGTTCCAAAAGGTCGTGCCATAACTATTCATATTTAAAGGTGTATTCTAAAACTTTTTGAACTTCAATATTTTTTATTACTAATCCATTATAAACAATATTTAACTTATTATTTTGGCTTACACGATTAGAAAATACTTTGATTTTTATTGAATCGCCTTTTGCCATTGTTCTCACAAATTGAAAGTCAGTTGTAAATGCTGAATAAATAGCTGTATCATTTACCCATGTGTTATTAGCAGCGTTGGTAATTGTGTTAAAAATAAACAACTTCGTTTCAATTGTTTTGTAAACTTGTGTTGGTTCAACTTGCTCTTTTGTACAGCTAAATACCATTAAAAGTGCTGTGATAAATATTGTAATCTTTTTCATGTTCTGTTGTTTATTATGTTGCAAATATATATAAAATTATCATTATGTTATTTATTTAAGTCTTTTTCGCATTTTAAACAATTACTCATATTAATTCGTATATAAAATTCATATCTGCTTTACCGTTTCCATGAATGATTGTTGGTTTGAAATTATCTTTAGTAATAAATTGATTATTTTCTATTCTGTAATCAGTTGGCAATATACCACATAATGTTTGAAATACTCGGCAATCATGGTCTACACCTATGCTTGGGTTATTGATTAGCCATTTAGTTGCTATTCTTTGGTCATCTTCACTGTCGTGTATTCCTTGTTTGTCTATTAACTTAATAAATGTTTCTGACTTCATGTAGTAAGCACCACTATTTAAGAATCTAAATTTTGTGTTTGGTTTTGTGTATTGTTCCCTTGCTTCGTAGTTTGCTAGTTGGTCAACATCAGGCCAACAGTTTACTTCTGAATTAAATAAACAATTCCAATATATTTTGCGCTTAGTGTTTTGTGGTGTGTCTAAAAAAAATGTATCATAAGCATCAACAAATATAAAATCGGTTATATTCGGATTAGCTTTTAAGTATTCATATACCTTGTTTAGTTTCATTGCGAATCCTTGCCATTGGTTTACTTCAATTATATGATACTGCCACTTAAAATAATTTAAGGAGCGTTCTAATTGGAAACATTTACTACGTTGGTCTGCTACTGTTAAAACTATCATAGTTCTACTTTTATTGGTATTGTGCCATTAATTAAACCATCTTTTATTTTATAAAATTCTTCCATTTTTTCGCCTGCATATTTGCGTTTCCATTCTGTGTAAGCATCCCCACCAACATCTATATGGTCAATGTCTATGTGTGGCAAAAATGCAAGTTTATAACCAAGTAATATTGCTCTTATACAAGCTAATGTGTCATCAAATCCATATACTCCTGCTTGCATTAACCCACCCATTTTATTAATTAAACTTGGATTAAACATTTGAACAGTACCCATTATGTCTGCGCTTTCTTCTACTACTACCCAGTTGTCGCCTTTTTCGTGTGGAAGCATTTTTAGTTCTGTTTTCCAATTGTCTTTAGCGTTTGGGTGTTGCATTAAGTCTTTACGTTTCAAGCCTACTATTCCATAGCCACCAAGTTTCATTGCTAACTCCATTTCTTCTATCCAACCATAGTTATTTATGACAACATCGTTATCCATTTTAATAACTACTTCGTTAGGTTCTCTTAAACTCCATGCTTGGTTAATTGCTTTTGCAGTTCCTAAGTTCTCGGAGTTGGTAATTAAAACAAAAGGTATATGATTTTCTTTAAACTTTTTAGTATCAAGAATGCAACCCAATTCTTTCATTAGTTCTTTAGTTTCTTGACAACTTGCATTATCAATAATAACTAATTTGTCTTGTGTAAAATCAACTGTTTCAAATAAACTTTCAATTGTTTGTGATGTATATTTAGACCTTCCATTTTCTTCTGTGTCATGGCAACACATTGCAATTAGTGCCATTATTTACTCCTTTTTTTAGGTTGAACTCCTTTAAAATGTATTTCACTTTCACGAATATACCAATTTTTTAGACTTTTTAAAGTATCTAAGCAGCAAGCAGGGCAGCCAGTATTAACTCGTGTCCCGCTTATTTCATGCCATATTGAAGCAAGTTCTAAAAATTGTTGCCCACTACCTACCCAATCAGTTTCATTAATAAATATTTCAAGTAATTCATATAAGCTAAATCGGTTAGGTCCTTTATGTTTTAGTTGTTCTAAAATATCTTTAAATGTTCTCATAGCTTTTCTATTTCTCTTTTTACTTCTTGCCAATAACTTGCAGCATCATTTTCATCAATTAAATGCCCATCAAAATCTTCGTTATAAATTGCGTTTAGTATTTCTGCAACTGCTATTAATGCACATGGTTTTGCTGCACTATATTGATTAAAAAAATGTTTTTGACCTTGTTTATATTCTAAAGAATCTACCGGAGGTTGAAACATACTCATTACTAATTCTTTTGCTTTTTGTTTTGGTTTCATATTTTATACATTATTCGTTTTAAAATCATTGAAAAATAAGCTGCATACCCTGCTATGGCAAACGCTTGTGTGTATTGAATTAAATCAAATTGAATAGCTATTACACAAATCCAAAATGAAAGGCACACACCGCAATTAAATGGTTTAAAATCTAACCATTTAGGGATTTGTGTTAAGCTAAAAAAGGAAGTAAACAGCATTGATATTCCAATGCAATATAAAATTTTATCTATCATTTTTGTAAGTTAATTTAATTACTTTATCAATCTCTTTGTCACTTGGTGTATTTTCGCTACTTTCAACAAATATTAATCCACCTTTTTTATTTTTTTTAAGTAATTCTTTTAAAATTTTTACCTCGTTTTCATTTTCTAAAAATAAAACTTTGCTTTTGTTTGTTTGTAATATTTTCATAATTCTAATATTTGTTTATACGTTTTATATCTTAATTCTGCTATTCTATCAATGTGTTGCACTTGGCAATCTAAATATAATTGTTCTCCTAAGTCCTCAATCATGTTTGGGTTTTCAATTAACTTGACCATGTGTTTATACCAATCGTTCTTATGCTTAACTACAAGGCAATTCTTACCATGCTTTAACATTGGTTCGTAAGGGTGAACATTTGAAACTATGCATGCCTTCTTTTTAAATCCTGATTCAATTAATTTAAGGTTAGATTTTAGCTTGTTAAATCGGTTATCTCGCAAAGGTATAAGACTAACATCAACTAAGTCATAGAACCTTGCATAATCGTTAATTGATGCACTTGGAAACGTAGCAAATTGACTTGGTGCTGCTTTACCTTTGCAACTTAAAACACCTGCTATTGCTTTGCTGTTTTCGTCTGCATTTCCATAACCCCCATAAACAATTTGAAATTTATCTTTTATTTGCTCCTGGCTATACAATGAATATAAACTATCATGCAATAACATCACATCTTCAAAGTGAGTAATTGATCCACTCCACCCCAATTTCACAACATCAATTTCACGCTTTTTACCTTTGTACTGTTCCTCTTTTGGATTAATTGCATTTGGAATTTCAAAAGCATATTTCTGATTAGCTTCATGCTTTAAAGTTCCACTCAAATAATCGTGTGTTGTTGTAATTGCTTTTGCATAATGCAACGCTTGTAATATCTTTTCAGCGTGTTTCTCTTTCTTTGCTTGGTGCGCTAAAATATGCCACTCGGGTAATCTGTAATCGTCATCAATATCTAAAACATAAGGAACATTTGCATCTTGTAACTTTTTAATCGCTTCGTTCCCGTTTACTCTTGAAATAAATCGGTTTGCAATCACTAAATCAAACCCTTGTAAAAACTCAATTGTTGCGGTGTCAATTTCATTTATTTGGTACATATCAACTGACTCTTTAAACATTTCAGACATTCGCTTATGTGGCTGTAAAAGTCGATGATAATCAACACCGCTTATTTTGGGGTAACTAGGAATTATTACAAGTATTTTCATTTGCAAATTGTTTTATTTTTTCTTTTACTGACCTTAAAGCTGAGTAACTTATTCCAGTTAACTGGCTTATTTTTCGCATTGATTTATGTTCGGAATATAAAATTATTATTCTATTCTCAAACTCGTTTAAACTTAATAAAAAATCTTCAATATTTTTAATATCTAGTTCAAATTTTAATTCGCAATTTTGTTCTTCTTCTATTATTTCAAATTGAATATCGGTTGGAAAATCTTTACTTATTAATTTTCCTAACTTTCCATTTTGTGAGATAATATTTCTGGCTGTGCAATAAAACCAAAACTGCAAATATTCCTTTGTTGGCAGTCTTTCAACTGGCATTGTTAATAGTTGTTCTATTACCTCTTGATAAATGTCATCAGCATAATTTATGTTTATATTTTTGCAAGTTTCAAAATATATTTTGTTGCTCAAAATTATGTTAACTAATTCCATTTATTTTACAAATATAGTATTTTTTACATTTTTACTTTCAATATTGGTTTTATTTGTAAACTATCAGTTAACTCCTGCATTATTTCCATAGCCTGGAATATAACCTCGTTTTCTTCTCCAATCTGTTCAATGTCAATTCCAGCTTGCTTGTATGCCTTTTCAATTTCAGTAATTAAAATGCGGCTTGCTTTTCGTGCTGCAATCATACATTTCAAAAAGTCTTTATTACTCATTAAGTGCCTATCGCTTATTACTGAATCCCAATATTGACAGCTTGCTTTTGCATGCCAATAGGCGTTTAAACTATTCATTGAATGGTTATCGTATATGTCTTTTGTCATGTTTAAAATGGTAATTTATTTATTTTTATTTTTTGCATCATTAATCGAACTTTTGAAAGTGGGTAAAATTTTGAATTAAAATTATATCCTATTGTTGAATTTTTTGATACTTTTTTTAATATTTTGCATCGTTGGGTATTAATACAAATACCGTCTTTTGTGAACTTATAAGGTGTTTCAATTCCATTAATTACAACTTGCCAAACAACTATATAACTTACTGATACTCTCATATTTATTTATCCTTTTTATTGCAGTTATACAGTAGTTATGCTCCATTTTGCTTTGCCTCCCTCACAACGTGTTCCTTATGGTGTTCAATAAAGGTTTGCTTCATAAGTTCTCCGTATTGGATTGCTTCTTCATCAGTCAATTCACACA